CAACGTTACTAACCTTAAAAGTGATTTAGATACATACAACACAGCTCAGTCTACGACTGACACAGAGTTGTCTGACCTACACGCTGCACAGGCAACGTTCTCAAAAACCAACGACGGTCAGAATGATACTAAAGAAAGCTTGTTTGATGTAGACGTAACCTATAAAAATGGTTACTACGAAGAGACCCTCAAGTCTGGTGTACTAGAACGTATTGACAACGGTCAACGTATTGTCAAAGACGCTGGCACCAATGCTGGATCCATTGCTAAGGGTGCTGCAATGCCCTCTGGCTATGCTTTGGGTAACGAACGTACCGCTGAGTATCCGTGGTTCAAACGTGATGGTTATCGTGTGTACGAGGTGGAAAAGACTGTAGATGCTACACATACCTCTGGTCAGCTCACGACAGCTACGACCAACATGGGTACAGCACAGACTGCTTTCGACGATGCTGAAACCGCTGAGTCTAATGCAAAAGACGATTACGATGATGAGGTCACTGCTTGTGCTATTGGTTCTGCAAACATCCCTACTGACGCATACTTAGCAGATGCTGACGCTGAAGACATTGAGATCTTGACGATCAATGACTACACCTTTGTTTTGAATAAAAACAAGGAAACAGCTATGAAGACTACAACGTCTTCTACACGCCCGCACGAAGCGTTTGTAGTCATCTCTGTCGTTGCCTACATGGCAAACTATACCGTGACTATCAACGGTACAGACAAAACATACGAGACACCTAAAAACGTAGACGAGGCTGATACTGCAGGTGTCACCGTTGACGCTGGTAAAATTGCTGCTGAGCTTACAACCTTAATCGACGCAATCTCTGGCATCTCTGCTACGCAAGTCGGTCCTGGTATTTATATTGAGGGCGACTCAGCTTTTACAATCAGCACAAAAGGCTCTGCATCCGAAGAAGGTCTCTATGCTTTCCAAGATCAAATCAATGTAGCTGGACGTCTACCTAACCAGTGTGAAAATGGCTATGTAGTCAAGCTATACAACAGTGAAGACGTAGAAGCTGACGACATGTACGTCAAGTTCATCACTACAAATAGTGCTGCACGTGGTCCTGGTGTGTGGGAAGAAACCATTGCACCTGGTATCAAGTATGAACTTGACGAGACGACCATGCCACACCAGCTTATTAGGCAAGCAAATGGCATATTCAAGTATGAACCTGTTGACTGGACTGACCGGCTAGTCGGTGACAATACCACTAACCCACTACCAAGTTTCATTGGTCAGAAACTAAACAACTTATTCTTCTACCGTAATCGCCTCGGATTCCTGTCAAACGAAGCGGTGATTATGAGTAAAGCTGGTGATTACTTCAACTTCTTTGCAGGCACTGCACAGGTTGTTTCAGCCGATGACCCGATTGACCTACAAGCCACGTCTCTCAAGCCAACTACACTGAACTATGTTCTGACAGTAAGTGTTGGTTTGCTGTTGTTTGCTCCTAACGAACAGTTCTTGCTTTCAACTGACGCTGATATTCTTAGTCCGACTACGACTAAGATCAACACCATCAGTGCATACGAATGTGATCCTGATATCGAAGCAGTGTCTATCGGCACAGGCGCAGGGTTTGTTAGTAAGTCACTTTTGTACAGCAAATTCTTTAACATGCTTAATGTGCAGAAAGAATCTGCATCAACGATTGACGAGGCAACACAGAACGTTCCTGAGTTTGTCCCACAAGACATCGACACTATGGTGTCATCGCCTGCATTGTCTTTGGTGTCTATGGGTAAGACAGGTAGCAGTAACCTGTTCCAGTATCGATTCTTTATCCAAGGTGACAACCGTGTCCAGACTTGGTATAAGTGGGAAATCACTGGAAAACTGCTTATGCAGTTCTTTGATAAATCGACATTCTATGTTGTCAGCTACGACAGTACAAACGTTTACTTGACATCATATGACCTTTCACAGTCTACAGATGAAGGCTATCTGACGCTGCCGACAGGGGAAAAGACAGACGTTTGTCTGGATATGTTCAACATCAACCCCTACCGTACCTACAGTTCGTCTACTAAAAAGACAACAGTCACCCTGCCATTTGATCACATCACAGGCAAAAAGCTGGCTGTCATTGCCCTAGGTACCTATATTGGCGATACGATTGCAGCTACTGACGAGGCTGTTGGATCAGTCCTGTACCCCACCGTATCTTCTAACCAAGTCACTTTGGATGGAGACTATCGTGGTCGTGACCTGATTGTTGGTTATGTCTACGACATGACAGTTGAATTGCCTAAGTTCTTCTACACCGCCCGTGACGGTAACAGAAGCATCAGTGACAACACTTCTGATTTGATTATCCACAGAATTAAAGTTGCTACAGGTCTAAGTGGTCCTGTCTCATACCAAGTCAACATCACTGGTAAAGATGACTGGACCAACGTCGTGAACGTTACGCTGCCTAATACGTACGTACTGAACAACGTCAACCTGGCTGCTGATGCGGTGCATGATGTACCTATTTATCAACGTAACGAAAACCTCTCTATAAAAATTATAGGAGACACGCCTTTCCCTGTAAGCCTGCTAGGACTAGATTGGGAAGGTAATTACAATCGACGCTTTTACCGTAGAGTCTAATGGCTAACAAATCCACCCAGCCCTTCCACATCAGACCTGCAACCATCGATGACATACCTCTTGTAATCAACAACATTACAAAGGAAGGTGATAAAGATATTAGAAAACATTATCTGAATCCTATTTTGAGCATCACATTAGATGTCATCGAAAGTGAATCCTATATTGCTTTGACAGAAGAAGGCAATCCACTCGGTTTATTTGGATTCTTTGAAGACTGTTTCTGGCTGCATATGTGTAATGAAATGGCAAACCATCCACTTGCAGCCATCAAATTTTTTAGAAAATGGCTTAAGACTCAAAATAAACCGTATCTATGGAGCCACATACGTATTGAACAAACTGCAACCCTACGCATGGCAAAGATGCTAGGGTTCAAAATTATACGTATTTTCCCAGATACATACAATCAAACCTTTCAAGTAGAAACCGTAAGACTATGGATTTTTTAAGTGCTGGTCTTGGCATAGTATCGGGTGCATCTTCTATCATAGGTGGATTCAACGCTGCTGCTGACCGAGCCGGACAGATTGCCTATTCAAATGCAATGAATAGGTACAAGACTGATACAATCAACAAGTACCGCAGAGAAGCACGCAACCGTAAGTTTGATAGGGTCAAAGAGCAGTATGTAGAAAATTTTTCTGCAGCTAATACAGCCTGGCAGCAAGAACAAGCAAGGTTTATCGAACAAATGCTTGGGTTTAGTTTTCGTAAGGACGACATGCTAAAGCAACTTGTTCAAGCTGAAGGGTATGTCAACGCAACTGAACAACAAGGTGTCAGTCAACGACGTGCTAACGCATTGATGACGGCTGGAGCTTTTGGCAGATCAAACGCAAAGTTTGTTGAAAGCCTGCGTAGTGCAGATAGACAGCACAAGCGCAACATGGCTAAGACTTCGCAAGACTTGAAGCAAGCTGATCTTAACGCTTATGCAACTGTTCAGGAGGCACCTATGCTTGAGATTGCTGCAAAGCAACAACAACCTTCATTCAACGCAGCTTTGACTATTGGTCAAGGTCTTGTTAGCGGTTTCCGAACTGCCGGACAAATGGACGACTTATTTGAGTTTTAGGAATGACACAACCACAAATTAGCAACTTCCAGTTTGAAGGCTTTACGAAAGCAGCTCAATTTGATCCTCTTCAACTCCCGGATCCAACCAAACTGGCAGAGTCTAATATAGCTGTCATACGTGACAACTACAACAAGATGATTCAGACGGGGTACGAAATTCAAAGAAGTCCCCTAGAAAAATTAGCAGAACTAGCTCCTACTGCTCTGAAGGCAATCACGGAGGTACAGACCTATCGTATCGGACAGATGCGGTCAGAGGTTGAAGAAGAGTTCTACAAAAACGAAAACAAACAATTTGAAGCTATTGCTGAGTACGACCAAGGTCGTCAAGTAGCAAATAGTGTGGAGTCACAGCTCTCTGAAGTTGGTGTACGTATCTCTGGTGAAGGTGCAAACATTGCACACCAGGAGTTCCTACAGAGTGCCTCTGGTCACAAGTACACCATGTACATGGAGAAGTATCTCCAGGCACTTGGTCAGCAATACGGTAACTACATTGAAGACCAACGTGCTAACAATGAAGAAGAAATTACACTGCCTAATGGCTCTGTAATAAAAGGCAATCAATCTTTCCTGTCACCACAGCAGGATAGGGTTTTGGTCCAGCATTACCGTAGTCAGTTCTTTCAGGACAAAGGCGTACAGGACGCACCGTTTGGTGCTAAGGCAAAGCACCTGTACCCGGCGATGAAGAGGTATGAGGCAAAGCGTGACAAGGAAGTTACCAAACAATACGGCATTGATGTAAGCCCTAGCCTCCGTAACGATGCCCTGTCAGACCTCGTTGACACTGGAGACATGCAGACATACCTGAATCGAGTTAGCGTTACAGTTGACGAGAAAGGTGCGAAGCTTGGATTCCCAGGTGCACAGTCAGCGTTGAAAGACGCTGTAACAAACTTCGCGAAAAACAACGATATTGCTGGAGACGAAATCCTAGATGCTGTTCTTGAATCACCACGGTTCGGCAACGCCTTTAAGTCTGAGTTGGCAGTAGCACATAGACAAGCACGCAACACTGCTTTTAATGACTCACAGACCGCACAAAAAAATGAAGTCAAAAGTCTTTCTGCACAAGTTGTAGCTGGTGTACAAGCTTCACGACAAGCAGGTAAACCTATGTCTGCCGCTGACATTAAGGGAGCAGTTACCATGCTGGAGAACATGAAGCCATATGGTATGAGTAACAGTGAAGCCGGTATTGAGAGAGTCATCGAGCTGTTAGATACTGATACTATCTCTGCTGTTGATCTTCAAGAACAACGTGAACAAGCACTAGCTCTTGCTGAGATACGTCGTCTCACACCAGACCATAAGTATTTTGAGACCACTGAGGGTCGTAACAACGAAGCGTTGTTGAACAAGGCAAAGCAGTTTGAAAAAGAAATGTTGGGCGGTGACTTTGATCGTCGTAACGGGATTCTTGGTGACAAAGTTGAAAGGCTTTATAATTATGTACAAGCTATTGGTGAAGATGAAGCTGCTGGTGATATTAAAGAGGTAGTTGCCCGTGCTCAAGAGATGTACAAAGAATCTTATCTTAAGAAACTTAAGACTATGAATCAAGATGATGCATCGGCAGAAGCTCTTTTAGAAACATTTAGACAAATTGAAGAAAGTAAAGAAAAAAAAGACAGTGAGTTTTATTCACCTGATGATCTGAACTTTCCTTTTCTATATGGAACGCCAAGTCAACAAGAGGCTCAAAACCAAGCAATGAATGCAGTCAGAGATAAATTGCTTTTGGCTGGAACACAAGGAGATATGTTTGAAAGTATCAAGGCAGATCCTTCTATCATTACAGAGGGTCGTAATCTACAAGAAGATTTAGATACTTACAATTATAAGGGTGAAATCCCTGCATATTACAGAGACCTTGCAAACCGTGTAACTGACAAATTGACTAACAAAAACTTTATAAAAAGTGGCGCACAACTGCTAATGTTGGCTGCTGTAGGTGCCGGTTTGGAACCAGATGTTAAGCAAGAATCTCTCTTAATTAGAAATCTCCGCAACACAACGAGCCAAGGCCGTTCGATGCTGGAGAGAATCTTTAGAGGTGAAAAAGTTAATCCTCAAGAGTATTTACTGCCTGACAGTGTCGAAGCTCGTCAAGCTGTAACACGTCCTAAGTTTAGAAAAACAGTACAGTACCCACAAGGTAATCCGTACGAACAAGCTGCTATTTATACCGTTCGGTTCTTTGAAGGTACTACCGGTGCAGAGGGTGGCGACAGGCTGTTCGGAGACACCGGTCCAGGCCGCTACGGGACGTTGACTAACAAAACAGTAGCGGAGGTACATGACATCCAAATGCAAGCCCTTCAGGACCCTCAGGCACGCTTTACAGACCTTCGTGGCAACACCTCTAGGTCCGCTGCTGTAGGTGCTGGTCAGTTTGTCAATATGATTGAAGCTGCAGAGCGGATGGGTGTTGATGTAAACAAACAACTTTTTGACTTGCCATTCCAACATAAAATGATGGTGTTCTACGCCAAAGAAGCTGGTATTGACTTTACCAAAAAGCTTACCCGTGAAGAGTGGAATACTGTTGGATCTATCTGGGCTAGCATTAGTCAAAAGCTAGGTCAGTCTACAAACACTGCTGACCAAACTTACCAATTCTATTTAGATGATCTCTCACGACGAGGTATTGATTGATGAATGACGACATTTTTGAACCCATACCTCTGCCTGTTGACGAAGTAGTAGAACTGGTAGATGGATTTTCATTAGATCCAGAAGAAGAAGAAGAAAAACAGGATCCTGCAGAACCAGAGACTGTAGAAACTCCTGAACAACCTGCTGAAGAGCGTCCTGCTGGCGGTACTTTTCAACCTGGACTAAACCGCAGTGTAGGTTTTGTTGACACTCTTTTAGATACGTTGGCAGCACCTGGTGTAGGTATAAATGATTTTTTTATTGACCAGGTAAATAGAATACCAGGTGTAAACTTTGTAAAAGCACAAAAGTACGAAAACCAGGCTATCGAAGCTGTTCGTAACATTTCTGGTTTGGTCGTACCGTTTATAGTATTCCGCGGACTTGCTGGCGGACTTACTTCTAAAATTGCAACTAAACTTCCCGCCACAGTACAACGTAGCAAAGTTGTAAAAGCGTTGGGCAACCTAGGACTCGACCTTGGTGTCGGTGCTGCTGTCGATGTTGCTTCTTCTGTCAACGAAGTTGATGACAACTTTGAAGCATTCCTCCAAGACAACTGGCCTAAGACCTGGTCATTCTTGCCGTCAGACTGGCGGACCCTGGACAGTGATTCTCCTGACTTGAAACTGGCTAAAAACGCATATTCTGGTATGCGCTTTGGACTGGTCACAGGTGTCCTTGAAAACACAGTTAAGTTTTGGAGAGCTATCCACGGTACTAAAAACCTCACAAAATACGTTTTTGAAGATGAGGCTGCTACAAGTAAGCTGTTGCGTGAAACAGACGAAGATCTTCCTGAAGACTTCGCAGAAGCTGTAGCAAAAACAGATGCCAAGCGTGAAGAGGTTCTTGACGAGACAGGTGCTCTCAACTTGTCAGTCAACCCTGAACCTACAGCACCAACATTAGGTGTCCATGACACTCTAAGTTCTGGAGCCTCTCGTGTTATTCCAGAAGATGACATGGGTGTCTTTGGTGCTGCTGTTGATGCGTTCCGTATCAAAAACAACATCGGCACAGCACATGGCCGTCTCGGTGCCATCGTTACTGACCCAACACTAGAGAACTTTCTTAAGGCAACTGATTCACCGAAGCGTGAATTGGTTGAGATGACAAAAGAAAAGATCAGGAACGGCGGTAAGTTTACTGTTGAAATCCCTGGTTCTGTCAGCCGTACGTCTGATGAGGTGTACAAGGCTGGTGAAGAATTGGCAGACATCTTGACTGATCCACGTGCTACACCTGGACACCTGCGTGCAATCCTTAATGAATTTAAGGATGAGTATCAGAAAGTCGGTGGCAGAGTTAAAGCTCTGGGTGAAGTTGCTGATGTAGCTACCTTAAAAACCTTGGCTTACTACCTAGACGAAGTCGTGGATATGGATGTGCAAAAAGCATCTGCATATCTGCAAACGTCTATGGCTGGGCAAGTTTCTGACATTTCTGAAAGCATCGCAAGGATGACTGATGAAGACGCTGTCAAGCGTGGTCAGGAAATGGTCTTTAACCGGATCGAATACCTGATGAGTGAGTCTGGGCTTGCTGGCAAACTGAAAAGCCAAGCCCTTGGTATTAGAAATCTTAAGCGTCTCAAAGGTAAAGCTAAGGCAGATGCAGCAGCAGAACTAAAACAGACTGCACAACAGATGGTAATTGACAGCAAGCAAGCTGCAAAAGAAACTGTTGACCAACTACGGACAATTTCACGTGAACGTCCTATGTTCTTGCAGCCATTGGTAGAAGCTATCGCACTGCTTGATGGCAAAGTAGATTCTATGGCATCTTTAAACAACTTTGTTGCAGAGAGTTTGCCTAACATCAACAAAGCATTCTACGACGGTCAACCTCAAATCCCTAACCAAATTGTACAGGGGATTTTTTCTAACATTTACAATTCGATACTGTCTGCAATCGGAACTCCTATAAAAGCTGCTACCAGTAACGGTGTTTTGATGTTAAGCAAACCGGTCACTCACTTTGCTGGTGCAATCACTAACCCACAACAACTTCGTCGTGGTTGGTACGCATACAACGCTGTGTTCGATAGTTTTGTGAAAGGTGCAAAACACCTAGGATACACCTTTTACAAAGCCTCACGTGATCCTGAGTCTGTCACTTACGTTATGCGTGAGGATTTAGTCAATAGAAACAAAGCTACTATGCGTGTCTTGCGTTCTTACGCTGAAGCTGCACAAGAATACGGTGAAGACGGTCCGATGGCTTTGTACAACATGGCACAGGTCCTTGACGACATTGGTAAGAACCCAGTTCTGCGTCTTGGTGTGAACCTTATGACTGCAGCAGACGGCTTTACACGAGCTGTCATGGCTAACGTACGCTCACGTTTTGAAGCTTACGACGAAGCATTTGCAAAAGGTCTGCCAATAACAAAGGACATAGATGCACGTGCTAATCAGTTGTTTAAAGAAAAGTTTGATTCGTCTGGTTTTATTGACGACCCAGCTACTAACTACATTAGCCAAGAAATTGCACTAAACCTTGACAGCCCTGCAGTAAAAAGTTTTACAGATTGGATTCGGCAAAATGCCTGGGCGCGTCCTTTTCTTCTTTTCTCACGAACACAAGCAAACGTTGTTAGGCAGTTCATTCAGCACAGCCCTGTAAATGCCTTTATGAAGGACTACAAAAAGCTGATTCAAAATGTACCTGCACGTGACTTTACGAACAAAGAAATCGAAGAAATCCTTACTTCACGGGGTATTTCCGTCAAAGATCCTAGAACTAATCGTGCTGAATTTGAAGGCATCCGTGCCGAACTAAGAGGCAAGGTTGCGCTGGGTTCATTAGTAGGCATGTTGGCATTCCATCTTTGGGCACAGGGTAGGTTGCACGGTTCTGGTCACTACGACAAAGCACGTCAACGTACACGTGACACACTTGGTTGGCCTAAAAGTGCTGTGCAAGATGACCAAGGTAATTGGCATTCGTTCGAGTATCTTGGACCTTATGGTGACATGCTTACGTTCATGGCAAACGTCATGGACAACGCTTCTAGCATCACACAAAATGACGCAATGTCATTGATGCAGAAAGCAGCTT